CTCCATCTGGATTTGTTCAGAACGCTCGGTTGCCGCCGGGCGTTTTTTCTTTGTGATTCCATCAAGCGCATACTTAAAAGCCCTGCTAATTGGACTGATGTCTGATGCCATTCCGAAAGCACACAAGACCGAAGCAATAAATCTCCAGTCCGTTCTGCTTATCTTCGATTCATGACAGCCAATCATCTTTGCCAGACCGCGCTGGGTAAGCGTTGACAGGTTGATAAGTAAATCTGTTTCTGCGCGATCAACGTCGCGCTGTGATAGTTTGCTGTAACTTGTTTGTTCCATTTCTTACTATTTCCATAGGTAAATAATTTGGTTTTTTATTGTGCACCATTGACAGTCATCCATGACCACGCCGGGCACCCGACCGTATACCGGGCCGTTCGGTATAAAAATTTGCTTTATTAAGCTGCTTTGTTCGGATTGGGGAACAAAGCGGATAAATCAGGGCGAATCAGGTATGCAGGGACGCTTCCATTGGTAGCCATTTCAATGCGCTTGGCATTTTCAGCGGATACCCTTTTCTTCCCATGCAACCAAGCCCATACAGACGGCTGCTTAACACCGCAGGCATTAGCTAACTTTTGCTGACTTCCTACTGAGTCAATAGCCGCTTTAATAGCCTCGTTGACCATAAAAATAACTCCTGCTGAATTCACAATCAGAATAATAGCCAAAGCTATTCAGAAAGTAAATAGCTTTAGGTATTTGACTAATAATAGCTGTAGCTATAGGTTGTACGAATGAAACTAGATACTTTTTCTCAAAGGCTTACATACGCGATGGATCAGGCTGGGTTTACTCAGGCTTCTCTTGGCAATGCTGTTGGCATGTCTCAGCCAAGCGTCTGGAAACTTACGTCTGGAAAAACACGCAATACGCGCAAACTTTTTGAAATATCAAAAGTGCTTGGAGTTCGTACGGAATGGCTTTCCGATGGGACTGGGCCAATGCGTGATGAGGGAGTTGAACCTTATAATCCAAAATCTTCTATTCCTCATGAAAGCACGTGGGGATATTTGGACCCATGGGATGGAGGAACGCCTTTAAGAGGTGATGAAGTTGAAGTTCCTTACCTTAAAGATATTGAGTTTGCATGCGGGGATGGTCGGGTGATTGATGAAGATCACAACGGCTTTATGTTGCGCTTCTCCAAATCAACCCTTCGCAGAGTTGGCGCGAACAGTGATGGAAGCGGGGTTGTTTGTTTTCCGGCTCGTGGCAACAGCATGGAGCCAAACATTCCTGATGGAACAACAGTTGCTGTTAACACCAACGATAAGAAAATAGTTGACGGAAAGATTTACGCCATTAACGAGAACGGTTGGAAACGCATTAAGATTCTCTTTCGATCAGGGCCTGACAAGGTAAGCATTAGAAGCTTTAACTCACTGGAATACCCACAAGAAGAAAAGAATCTAAGCGATATCGAGATCATCGGAAGAATCTTCTGGTGGTCTGTAGTTGACTACTAACCTCATCACACCACAACAAACCCGCTTTTTGCGGGTTTTTTATTGCCCAAAAAACACCAAATCTCACATACAAGAAAAATAAATTACATTAGATATCAATGACTAAATAACCAAAGGAGTTATTTTATAACTATAGCTATTTACAGCAATAATAGCTTTGGATATAGTTAAGCCATGTCGAACGGCGCGACATTAAACCATGCGTCGGGAGCGCGGCGGGTTCAGGATGAACGGCAATGCTGCTCATTAGCGAGAAGGCTTTTTTGCTTTTAGTCACAAAAAGCAAAGCAGCTTTTTGATATAGAAAAAGATATTTTTGGCATAAACAACAGAGGTGAATATGACCGTAGAAAGAATGAAAAGGCCGTGGAGTGTTGTTGGCACTGGATTCAACGATGATGGTGTTTATGTCACGTTTGACGATACAACCATACATCGTGGTGATTTGAGATTGATGGAGGCAGCTCCTGATTTGCTTGAAGCTCTGCAAGCGATGCTAAACAAGGCATACAAGCAAAGCTGGAATGACCATTATCCTGATGAAGTATCGAAAGCACAGTCAGCAATCAGCAAAGCTCTTGGGGATGAGTAATGAAAGTAAAAATAACGAAGTCGAATACCAGTTTTGTTCGGCCGGGAGAGATAACAGATATCGAAACTCGCCCGCATGGAAGTCAGTTTATGTGGTCTGAATCTTGTCAACGGTACGAAAAAACTATCCTGGGTAACAAACATGTGGGGTGTTGAATACGAAGAAATACCTGAAATGCATGACGAATAAGCACTGTGTATTCATTCCAACGAGTGAATACACGGAGCAATGTCGCTCGTAACTAAACAGGAGCCGACTTGTTCTGATTATTGGAAATCTTCTTTGCCCTCCAGTGTGAGGGCCTTTTTATATGCATACCAATAACGCTTCACTCGAGGCGTTTTCGTTATGCAATCAAACAGAAGGAGCATCCTATGCAACAGTTCGCTATTGCAGGGGCGGCATCGGTTCGCCCTTTCAACCCGATTTTATCGGTACAGCATTCACGAAAAAATATTTTAACCGGAGCAGACTTTAAACAACCAAGAATGAAAAGTTTGCTCGAAAAGCTTTGGGATATTTTGAAACAACAAGGCCGTCCATGAGTTTTACAGATAACTGGTCAGACGAAGAATTCATTCTTCAGATGAAAGAAATGCTCAATCAGCACAAAGAACAGGAGAAAGATGATGATTCTGACTCTGAAAGATGAGCGTGAAATATCGCAAATAATCGCAAGTTTTACTGATGAAGATTACGAACGAATCAACAGTGAAGTTGATCGCCTCTGCAAACGTTGCGACCCAATAAGCGAAATGCTTCGCTCATATAAACCAGATGAACACACTAAGGACGCTATCGACTGGCTGGAAGATTATGACTGTAACTATCAGGAAAAAGCCGCTGAATGGTTCTGGGATGCAATAACCGAAAGAGTTAAGGCTGAATATGCCTTCGCAATATTCAAACGCAGACACGTTTATGGAGAAGCAGCATGAGCAATATCGTTGAATTCGTTAAACAGCAAGAGCAGTTATTCTGCGGAGCATTGACTGAACAGACGGTGACATGGGCTAAGGAAAGCCAGTTTGCAATTCAGTATTTCCAGAAAAATGATTACCTGGCTAAAACAGCACTGGCAAATCCAACCAGCGCACAGAACGCCATCATCAATGTTGCGGCGATCGGTATCACCTTAAACCCGGCTAGCAAACTGGCTTATCTGGTTCCGCGCGACGGCATGGTGTGCCTTGATATCAGTTATATGGGATTGCTCCATATTGCAATGGAGTCTGGTGTTATCTCATGGGGTCAGGCAAAACTTGTTCATGCTAACGATACCTATGAGTCAAACGGGCTTGATAAAGCACCAACCCATAAATACAACGCCTTCGGTGATCGTGGTGATATTGTTGGTGTTTACTGCACAGTTAAGACGCCAGCAGGTGATTATCTAACGGAAGAGATGAGTCTGGCTGAAATTGAGGCTGTAAGGAAAACAAGCAAGGCAGCATTCAGCGATAAAGGACCATGGGTAAATCACTGGAATGAGATGGCGCGAAAGACGGTCGTAAAGCGTGCAAGCAAGTATTGGCCTAAGGCATCACGTCTTGATAGTGCTATTCACGTACTAAACGAAGAAGAAGGTGTGTGGACTGAACCAGTTATGCCGCACAAATCAGAGGAAGATATCCGCGAAGATGAACGGAAACGCCAGCAGGAAATAATGGATAAAGCACAACTTCTTTGCGATGAAATGGCTCATGCAGAAAACATGGATGATTTGAAGCGATATTTTGCAGAAGCATATCGCCTGACATCTGGAATGAAATTGCAGCAGAACGTACAAGCCATTTACATAGAATGCAAAGCGAAACTGGAGGTTGCCAGTGAGCAAACTGTATGAAATTGCCAATGAATACGCAAAATTGATGGATTCAGATTTAGAACCAGAGATGATTGCTGACACAATAGAAGGCATGGAAGGAGAATTTGCCGATAAAATAGAGCAACTTCTTGCCATTATTAAAAATGAATCTGGTTATGCTGAACGCCTCAAGGAAGAGGCAAGGTCGCTGAATGAGCGAGCCGCAGTAATTCAAAATAAGATTGACAGCATTATGGCGTATATAGCGGCATCGCTTGAAATGGTTGGCAAGAAAAAGATTCGAGCAGGTATTCACCAGGTAACAATCCGCAAACCGTCAGAAATTGTAGAAATAATCGACTCAAGCGCCCTTCCTCCTGAATACGTTGAGTTTGAAACGACAATTAAAGCCGACAAACTGGCAATCAAACACCAACTAAAAGCAGGAATAAATATCCCCGGTGCTCAACTCAAAGTTGGGAAACCTTCACTTCTTATCAAATAACGGTATCGCCTATGAAAAAGACTCCATGGGAGAAATGGGAAGTCGATTTCTTGCGCGAGGTAGCGGCGACAATGCCAGTTGAAGTTATCGCAGAAAAACTGGAAAGGACTGAAAAAGCAGTAATGGCGAAAGCAACAAGGATTGGCGCTGACATTGTTAGCCGACTTCGTGGAAGACGCTGGACAAGAGCCGAAGTATCACTTTTCGGTAAGTTCTCCGCAGAAGAAATAGCAATTGCAACCTGCCGCTCAATTTATTCAGTAAGAGCTATGCGATACAAGCTAAAAAAACTCGATGAAGAAAGAGCAGGCATACAAATAAATTAACAAAGAGGAATTTACCATGAGAGGGCTTGCATACAATCCCGGCATTCTTCCGGCAGAAATGATTATTCGCCAACGCGTAAAGCCAATGCCATCGAGAGTGGAATTACTTAATACTTAAGAGAAATTCTTTTCCATCAGTGAATCAAAACAAATATCTGAATGCGATGTGGCGGAGTGGGAAGAAATGAAACAAATGTCACTAATTGAGATGGATGGATTTCTGAAAGGTAAATGCATCCCATGTGATTTAAAGGTTAACGAAACAAACGCTGAATATCTTGTGCGTAAATTTGCTGAAGCGGAGGCCAAGATTTCGGCTCTGTACGAAGACCACCAGAAAGCGATTGAGTCAATTAAGCAGGCTGATGCGGCTGTTAAGTTGGCACACGATAAGTTTTCTGCGCTGGCATCGGAGAATGCGGTAATGCTCGAAACTATTGAAGCCGTTCGCAGTGTTGCGGATAACTCCAGTGGAATTGCCGGATGGCATTTGAATGGAGATATCGCCACATGGGAAGAGATTCTTCCTGAAATTAACGATATCGAAACCCCAGCCACCGACGCTCTCCTGGCTGAAGTACGTGCGCAGGCGTTTAATGACCTTTGCTCGGTGTTCGTTAAGGACGCGACGGTTGCCGGGCTGGACGATGGCGACATCGTTACGGTGAAAGAAGCGACGGACGCCCTGCTGCATTGTGCGGAGCAGCTTCGCAAAGGAGGCAACCAGTGAGTGAGTCAAAATGCCAAATTAATGGCAACAAGATAGAACCGTGCGCGGCGTTGGCAAAATCTCTCGAATATGGAAATCCAACATTCAAGAGTAAAGGCATATTTATCCCGGAGCGTGTGA